TAACCAACATATTTAACTTTTTTATTATTTTCTGAAATAATCATTGTATCAAATCCTAAATTATTCCAATTTTTACATATAATTTTAATATCAATCATTTTTATATCCTTTTTTATTAATGTAATTTAATTATAGCATGTCAATTCTTTTTGTCAAGTCTTAATTTAATATTCTCATTCTTTAAATAATTTCTTGTTGCTCTTTTTTCTTTTGCTGTTGGGTATCTATCGTGATAGTCCCATTGTAATTTTGTTTCTTTACCTGATTCATTTACTAAAATTTCTGTTACTAAAAACTTTCCCATAAAAAATAATCCTTAAAAAAATAAAAAAATAAAGGGCGTTTAAACTTATTTAATTTAGTACGATTTAGTACCATATAAAAAATCATAGCACGTAAATATATCTTGTCAAGGGGTTGACATAATTATTTTATGTGTCATTATGTATTTACATTAATAAAAAAAGGGTAAACAATATGACTATAAAAAACCAAGAAATTAAAGAACTTAAAATATCAGAACTACAAAAATTTTTATTAGAAAGTATTTTATGGAAGTGGGTAAGTATTAATAAATGGGATAAAGAAAAAGCAAAACAAATAAGAAATATATTAAGACAAGTAGAAGATTTAAGGTTTAAACAAAACTAAATGAAAACTAAAATAATACAATTAGCAATAGATAATTATGAGAGTGGAGTTGTATATGCACTTGATGATTGGTTAGAGCTAAAAGACGAATACTTTATAAGTAATTTTGGTTTTCTAAATAAAAAGAAAATTCCAATAATAGAAGAGGAGAATGAATGATGAATGATAAACAATCAGGAGATTACTTCGGAGACGAAGACGAGATAGAAGCAGAACGTAGGGAAATAGAAGAAAATGACCCTAGACATGAACGTAACGCTGATGATGAGGAGAACGTGTGATGGAAAAATTAGAAAAAGAATATCAAATAGGGTATGAATTAGGAATAAATTTGATAGATAAATTAGGAGTTGTAACAAAAGAACAACCTAATGTAAATCATTTGGCAGGAGTTTTATCCTGTATATTAAATTTTGCATATTTTTCTGCACCTAATGATAATGCTGTTAATGAATTAATTAAAGTTTGTAAAAAAACTGCAAAAGAAAACATTGTTAAACATGAAAGTTCTGTTGACATACAGTAATGCAGCAATTAGAATAGACATTCAATTAATATTTACGGAGTAGAAATGGAACCAATGACATTACAAAAAGTTATGGAAAAATTTGAGAATCAATCAGATTTAGCAAGGCAGTTAAATGTATCAAGACAAGCAGTAAATGTATGGTTTAGGGACAATCGCATACCAAAATTAAGACAATATGAGATTGCAGATATTATTAATAAAAGTGTTTAAACATAAAAAGGATAATAATGAAAGTTAAAAATTGGGATAAATTTCAACACTATAAACCAAAGAATCCAAAGTATCAGTCAAAAATGATGTGGTTTAAACTTTATGGTGCTGATTTGTTAAACAGCATGGAATGGCACGAACTTTCACATGAGGAAAAAGCTACATTGCTTGAAATTTGGTGTTTAGCTAGTGAAACTCGAGGTATATTACCAGACCCAAAAGAAATGGCTTTTAGGTTGCGTAAAGAAACAAAAATAATGGTAAAAATACTAGACAAACTAAAGAATTGGATAGACTATTCTGATAATGGTCTAGACGAGGTATATACAAGCTCTATACTAGAGAAGAGTATAGAAGATAAGAGTATAGAGGATAAAAAAATAGTTATAACTGTTAACCCTACTGTTATTAAAGCCAAACATACAGCAAATAACTTTGATAAATGGTGGTTAGCATTACCCATTACTAGAAAAGTTAATAAGAAAGGTTGTATAGAAAAATGGAAAGCAAAAAAATTAGACTTAGTATCTAATGACATTATGAAATGGACTCACATGATGGTCAAAACAAAAGATTGGAAAGAGGGTTTTAATCCAGCACCTGAAACTATTTTAAATCAAGAACGTTGGAATGATACAGGTAAGGTACAAAGTTTAATACCGAAGGGGGTTGTATGAATGTAGGGGAGGTTGTAGAGCAATTAACAATAACTAAACAAGAGTTAATATCAGAAGGGTATTACGAGGATAAAGAAGATTTTAAAATTAAATCTACTGATGACATGTATGATGATGTAATTAAGTATTACCGACAAGAAAAAAATAGTGGCTATCCATTAGGTTGGGCAAAAACTAGCCCTGATTTTATGATTCGTAAAGGTGAAACTACTTGTATTACAGGCAGTAGTGGTAGTGGTAAAAGTATGATTTTATCGCAGATTTTGTTACATGTTATGAACTATACCAAAGTATTAGTAGCAAGTATGGAAATGCGACCTGTTATACAGATTGCAAGAATGTTATCGCAAGTAGGTTTAAACGACCCAACAGATGATGGCATAAAAGATTTCTGCGACAAGTACAAAGAAAAATTATATATTTATGACCAACAAGGTACTACTACTGATAAAGACCTGTTTGCAAGTCTGCACTATGGTAAGCAAGTATTAGGTTGTGATGTGTTTGTTATTGATAGTTTGATGAAGATAGATAGCATATCAGAAGAAGACTATGGAGCACAAAAAAAGTTTGTAAATAGATTAAGTGTGATAGCAAGAGATTTAGGTATACACGTTTTTTTGGTTTGTCATACTAAAAAGACAGATGAAAGCACATTACCAGATGCTACACACATTTTAGGCAGTAGCCACATTAGAAACTTGGTAGATAACATTTTATGTTTATGGCGTAACAAGGAACATGAGAAATTAGCAAATACTGGTGATTTGCCAGAAGATAGAAAGAATGAATGTACTGCTTTAATGATGGTGCAAAAGCAACGCAATTATACTTATGAAGGTACATTTGGTTTTTGGTTTGACATTAAAACATTAACTTACAAGGAAAGACCATTATGACTATAAACGAAGTATTAAAAGAGTTTAAACGCACTTTTGGAAACTTTGAATACAAAGCGACTAGCAAAGATGGTAGAGTATTTAAATCTAGCGGTTTTGACAAAGCAAATAAAGTATTGACAAAATAAATTTACAGTAGTAAACTAATACCTAGTAACATTTTTATTAACCTTTAAAAAGAAGGAAGATACCATGAGTAAATCAAATCAATATGCACTTGAATCTAACATTCAAGACATAGAACAACAAGAACAACTCCACGAACTATATTCCGAGATAGAACAAGCAGAAGAGCGTAAGCGTATTCAAGACTTACAACAAGCTGCAAGAGGTGAGTTTGACATTTTTGCAGAGATTAAGAAGTTTAATAAAGCATATAAGGAATCATTATGAGTAAATATAAAGATATAAGAAAAGTAGATGTATCAGACCATACAGAAAAGAAAGGTAAATTTACGTATCTTTCTTGGGCTTGGGCTGTTGATACTTTATTGCAACATGATGAATCAGCAACATGGACTTATGCAGAACCTATGACATTGCCTGATGGAAGTATAATGGTGTTTTGTACTGTAAAAGCATTTGGGAAAGAGATGACTGCACAATTACCTGTACTAGACTTTAAAAACCAAGCTATTAAAAACCCAAATTCAATGCACTTGAATACAGCTATGCAAAGATGTTTAGCAAAAGCTATAGCATTACATGGATTAGGTTTGTATATCTATCAAGGCGAAGATTTGCCTGAAGGAGATGTGCTAGAGCGTATAGAGAACATATTTAAGGAAGAGGGTATAGATGGTGCCAGAAGCTATTTTAATACGTTAAACAAGACTGAAAGAGATTTATGTACCCCTTTTATTAAAAAAGTAAATAAGGAGAAAGCATAATGGAACAACGTACAGACGAGTGGTTTCAAGCAAGATTAGGCAAGGTAACTGCAAGTAAGATAGATGATGTGGTTGTAAAGGTTAAGAATGGTGAGAGCCAATACAAAAGAAAGTATAGAACACATTTGATTACAGAAATACTGACAGGTAAGCCTGTAAAGATATTTATGAACGAGTTTATGAAACATGGGATAGAGTATGAAGATGAAGCTAGAAATTATTATATGGATAAAAAAGGTTACCTAAAAGATGTAGATGTTAAAGAAGAAGGTTTTGTTGACCACCCAACAGTTTCAAGGTCTGGTGCTAGTCCTGATGGATTAGTACGTTTAAACGGGTTAATAGAAATTAAATGCCCACAGGCTATAACACATACAGAGATGTTGCAAAATGGCAATATCCCTAAAAGATATATTCATCAAATGCAATGGCAGTTAGCTTGTACAGGTAGAGATTGGTGTGATTTTGTTTGTTATCACCCAGACTTTCCAGATGAGTATAAAATCTTTATCAAAAGAGTAGATAGAGATAATGACCTTATTGCAAGGTTAGAAAAAGATGTCCAAGACTTTGTTATAGAAGTTGAAGATTCAGTTAAATTTATTATGGAGAATAATTAATGGCAACAGTAGGAATTTCAGCAAGTATAGATGTAAGTAAAATTGATAAGACTAAATTAATTAAGGGTGATAAAGGTACATACCTGAACATTACTACTTTTGTTAATTTAGATGAGAAAGACCAGTACGACAACAATGGTATGATTACCCAATCTACTACTAAAGAAGAGCGTGAGTCTGGTATAAAGGGCGTTATATTAGGTAATACAAGAGTGTTTTATACTGGAGAAAGTCAAGGTGCTTCATCTGTAGTGGAAGCAGAAGATATACCTTTTTAATTAAGTAGGGTTACATTGGCTCTCAAGTGCAATAGTTTTAGAATTGGTCTAAATATTGTGTTGAGAACTTGAGAGTCTAATGTATTAAAGGAGTAAACTTAATGATTAAATGGTTACAAAATATTATTTCAAAAGGATTTGTAGTATATATAATAACTATATTGGTTTGTTTTCAAATATGGAATATATATAAAGCCAATAGTAAAAATGATTACAATTATATATGTAGCAAAAAAGGTAATGTATTTAAATCTGCAACACCAGATTCTAATGTATATATAAAAGTAATTCATCAACAATGTATTAATGGAGAAACTTATGGAAGATAAAATAAATCCAGACCATTACAAATCTGGAGGTATTGAAACCATAGAATATATGAAAGCTAAAATGA